TTGGAGATTTCCAATGACTATTAAAGTTACTTACAAGTATCGCGGCATCGCTTACACAAAAACAAAAACTATTTAATTTAAATGAAAAAACTTGCACTTGCTCTCGCAGCCACCTCATTCGCGTCTGCACCTGCATTCGCTGGAGTATATGTCAACACAGAATTGAATCAGGGTTACACAGGTTCTGACTATTCTAAAAGAGCTATCGATTTCCACGTTGGTTACACTGGAAGTGAAGAGAAAACTACCTTCTATATACAAGGTGGTCCAACAGTTCTAGCAGCAGCTGACGTTGACGGTAGTGAGACTGAGATCTCTGGTAAGATTGGACTTAAGCATAAAACTACTGACAATTTAGCTTTATACACTGAGTTCAAAGGTATCACAAATGGAGATGAAGATAATAAGTACAACGTGAAAGCAGGAGCTAAGTATAGTTTCTAATGTCACAACAAAGCGACAAGGCTAGGGCTTCAGTTACTTCACTGACCCCTGAGCCAGAGGAGATTAAATACTCTAAGTCTGGAGTTCCTCTACATATGTTAGACAGTATTCAAATACAAGAATTACCAGCTGACGAACTACCTGAGATGGGTATTGAGGAAGCTTTAACAACCTTGTGAAGAAGATCAATGAACTATGGCTAGTAGTCTTTTTGACTCTAGCCTTCTTCATTCATATAGAAGTTCTTCATGTGAACTTCCATAGCAGAGAGGCACCTCAGTGTCGGACCTCTCTGTAATTTGGCTCTTAGCCCCGTACGCGGGATACCTATTAGCCGTCTAGACGGTGGGATAGACCACAAAACGATTAATTTAAATTGTGCACGATGATGATTTATACCTTCAAACATTTTAAAAGATAGATAAATGGCTCAACAGTCAACCGCACATCAGGCTTCGGTAACCGTACCTGGTGCTAGTAATGGAGGTGCCGATAGACGCGCCCTCTATTTAAAATTGTTCAGTGGCGAGATGTTCAAAGGCTTCCAGCATAATGCTATAGCTAGAGATCTTGTCATGAAGCGTACCTTGAAGAACGGTAAGTCTTTACAGTTCATCTACACAGGACGCACAAAAGCCGAGTTTCATACTCCAGGCAACAGCATACTAGGTAACTCCGATGGAGCACCTCCAGTAGCTGAGAAGACCATCACAGTTGATGATCTACTAATCAGTTCAGCATTTTTGTATGAATTAGATGAGACATTGGCTTAAAATAATGGGTCAATTAAAATTGGAAGAATTGCTGGAACCCTACGTCCTATGGATATGGCAATCAGCAGCCGAGCCTCTTACGCTTAAGAGGAAGGTTCAGAGACTAGGTGGTTTAGGAAGCGTCCTATGTAATACACCAATAGCATCCAATACCGAGAGGTAAAGATATAGTCCAAACCCTTTAGAAATATTGGGATAATTGCATTATGATTTGAGATCTGAGATATCCAGAAAGATTGGATACGCTCTTGCTCAAAAGTATGACCGCCTAGTGTTCCGTTCAATCATTCGTGGAGCTAGAGCTGCATCACCTATCACTAAGACTAACTTCGTAGAACCAGGTGGTACTCAAATCCGTGTTGGTACAAACAACCAAGCATCTGATGCTTATGTACCTGCATCTTTGGTAAACGCATTCTATGATGCTGCAGCCGCAATGGATGAGAAGGGAGTATCTACTGATGGACGTTTCGGTATCCTTAACCCACGTCAGTACTATGAACTAATCCAACAGGTTGGTGATAATGGTCTAGTTAACAGAGACTCACAAGGTACATCCCGTCAGAAGGGTAATGGAATTGTAGAGATCGCTGGTATCAAGATCTACAAGTCAATGAACATTCCATTCTTCGGTTCTTATGGAACTAAGTATGGTTCAGCTTCAGCGACAAACCCAGGTATTACCGATCCAGGTAACTCTGGTACATTCGTTAGTGAAGCAGTAGAAGATGCTGCAGCTGACGTAACTGGAATCAATAATGAGTATGGTCAGGAAACTGAATTCGCCAACTCATGTGGCATCATCGGACAGAGAGAATCTGCTGGTATTGTCGAAGCAATTGGTCCTCAAGTACAAGTAACTAAGGGTGACGTATCCGTGATTTATCAGGGTGACGTAATTCTTGGACGCTTAGCCTGTGGAGCAGACTACGTGAATCCAGCCGCATGTGTTGAGCTTATTGCAGGTGCTGCAACAGGTTCATCAGGTAACGCTGCATTCTAACTACAAAGGGGAGTCATTACGGCTCCCTTTTTTTTATTCATAAATATTTATACCTATGGCTTTCCCTACCACTAATGCTGCTCAAGAATTACCCGCTATAAATCAAATACTGATGGCTTGTGGTCAGGCTCCAGTCACCACTTTGGATGAAACCAACCCAGACGTTGCGATTACTTATCAAACACTTTTAGAAGTTAGTAGAGAAGTTCAAAGTGAAGGATGGACCTTTAATAAGGAAGAGCATTATGACATGACACCTGATAGTAACAATGAGATCCTAATACCAAACAACGTATTACAGATAGATCTAACAGAAGCTAATGCAGGTGATAAAAACGCAATACAAAAGAATGGCAAACTATACGATAAGCAGAACCATACTGATCAATGGACAGATGGAACTGTTGAATGCGATATCGTTTGGCTATTTGATTGGGTAGATCTACCAACACCTATACAGGACTACATAACAGCTAGAGCTTCTACCATAACCTCTAGTCGAATAGTAGGAGATCAAACTCAATACCAAATCCTCCAACAAAAGGAGGCATACATGAGAGCTATGGCTCTTGAGTATGAAACAACCCAAGGTGATTATTCATTCTTTGGAAAACCTGACGGAGCACACCCTTATGTCGGTTATCAACCTTATCATGCACTTAAGAGATAATGGCAGCAGTCACACAAAGGATACCTAACTTTTTAAGTGGGGTATCTAAACAGGCAGATAGTAAGAAACTTCCAGGTCAAGTAAAAGAATGTATTAATGGTCTACCTGATGTGACATTAGGCATGACTAAGAGACCTGGTTTTAAGTTCATATCTAAATTAAAAACTACAGGTGGTGCAGACTTCAGTGGAACTCAGTTAGATAATGCTAAGTGGTTCTACATCAATAGAGATACAAGTACCAGATACATAGGATGTATTACACCTAAAGTAGGTAGTACTAATGGAAGTTTATATGTATGGAATGCAGACACAGGAGCTGCCTGTACTATCACTAATGGTTCAGCTCACGCCTACTTAACAGGAACTAAAACTAACTACGATATAACAACAGTTCAGGATACAACCATCATTTGTAATGATGCAGTTACTGTAACCACACAAGCTGCAGCTACTGACTTTGTAGCTCAGAGTAGAGGAACAGTGTTGTTAAGTCTATTGGGAGCTTTAGAGGCTTCTATTCAAAGTACAGACTTTGAGATCAAACTAGGTGGTACAGCTATCCTTGCAGAGAAAAGTTCTGTACAAACATGTACCTATACATCAGGTGCAAGTGATGACTACGATGCTGTATTGGATGGTCTTAAGGCTGCAATAGTAGCGAAGAGTATAACTGGTTTAACAGTTGAGAAATACGGTACATCTCTACAGATAGATTATGTAGTCAGTTCAACGAGAACACCATTTACCCTTGAGGCTAAAGGTGGAGCTGATAACGAAAGAATCACTGTCTTCCAAGACTGGGCTTCTAACGAATCTTGGCTACCTCCAAACTCATTCCATAACCATGTAGTAACTATAGTTAACTCACCTTTATATGATGAGGATAACTACTACGCTAAGTTTGTAGCTGACAATGGAGCTGCAGGTTCAGGTTATTGGAAAGAGAGTTTAGGTAATAACCAATCTCCAGGTTTAACAGCCGCTACCATGCCTCACAGGCTTCTTAATACAGGTACTAATGCATTTACTTTAGAACCTATTACATGGGGAGACAGGCTTGTTGGAGATGATCTTACAAACATGCATCCTAGCTTTGTTGGCAAGACAATTAAGAAGGCATTCTGGCATGACACTAGGCTTGGTTTCTTATCAGAAGATAACGTCATTCTCAGTAGAGCTAAAGAACCTTATGAGTTATATGCAGTATCAGCTAGAACACATACAGCTGGTGATCCTATAGATGTCAACTGTGCATCAACT